CAAAGATAAGGCGTTAGCCAAAGGAATTGTTGTACCTAAGATGGAAGTGCGCAGGCCAAATTAATGTTAGATAAAGATAAACAAACATCAAGTGACCAGCTAGATGATGAGTCTTCTTTCAACGAGGATGATGATTTTTATTACAGAAAGAAGAGGATAAAAAATCGTCTTGGGTGTATCTTCGTTGAAAATGATGCGGATTTGTCGCTCAATAAGTTGGCAAGTACTCAAAGGAGGGAATATGGCAAAGATCAGTAGGATGAAGAAACGAAAGATTAAATCTAAAAGTTCAAATTTTTTAGGTATGGATTTTTCTGATGGTGAGCAGAATAAGTTGTCTAGACCATTGACAGACGTCAAAGAAAATTTAGCAGACAAGACTTTGGCTAAATTAAAACAGGGTAATGGCAGTATGATGGCTAAAAAGCAAATGAAACAGATGAAAAGGAGGATGATGAAATGAGTCAATTACAAAAACAAAATGCAGGAGTTTGGCCTGATGGACCTAAGCAAGAACGTGTTAAAGGTAAAGATGTATCACCTAAATCAGGAACCTTTAAGACAGGTGCTATCCTGTCTAAACTTCCTAGTCATCAACCGTTAGATTCTGGTGGTGTCTCAGAAAAAAACTTCCAAGATCTTCGTAATTCAACCATCAAGAAAGGTAGCATCTAAGACCCATGTTGACTGTCTCTCGTGAGCAAGCTATATTGTTAGGAGTTACCCCACCTCCACAAGGTGAGGTACCTTTATCGCCTCAAACGACTGTAAAAAAGCTTAAAAAATCTGCTCATTTTTACAGACGCCAAGAACCATTAACTGTTGAGCAAAAAGACAAGCTCCGAGAGGTTCTTAGTAATATTTACCGAGAGTGGCAAGCCAATACATCGTTGCTTAGAAATAAGTTACGCAAGGCAAATGACCTTATGGAAGGTATTAAGGATGCTAAAGACTTTCCATGGGAAGGTTGTAGTAATCTTCATGTGCCAATCATAGAGATACATATCACAATCTTGCATTCTGTGGTCTCTTCAACAATGTTAGATAATGATCCTATTTGGTATGTACGGATTAAACGTGATGATGTTCCAGAAGGTCTTGACAGCGAGATTGAGTCATTTCTAAACTCAGTTTCAAAGCTTGAACTTAAGATTGACTCAACGCTATCTGATATCTATTGGAATGCATATCGTGATGGAACAGCCTTTGGTGATTTAGATTGGGTTGAAGAATATAGTACTCAATATGACATCTTACGATTTATGACACCAGAGAGTTTTATTGAAGCTTTTCCTACACCAGAAAGCGCTGGTATTTCGTTTGAGAAATATAATGGCATAATTGAAGAGATAGTGATGACAGGTGAGGTACAACTTAAGGTTGAAGAGTATATTGCTATCTATAGAGGACCTAAGTTAAGACAGGTTGAGTTGAAAAATTTAGTTATAGTGCCTACTACTTCACCAACTCTTGAGTATGCGTTGTTTGTAGGTGACATGTTTCTAGAACGGGCAGATTATTATAAGAAGATGGTTAAACAAGAGTGGTTTGACAAGGAAGAGGTCAAAAAGATGCTCCAAAAACCTGGATTAACAGGTGCTCCTGATGAAGGATCACAAGCACAAGATAATATTGAAGGCATTTCTCGTCAAAGAATCACAAAACCAGATGAATATTGGAGTATGCAAGGTGTTATAAATATTAATATTGGTGCTTTAGTGGATCCTGATGATATGGAACCTGAGAAAAGATACTTAGTTTGGTTTAACCCTGACAGTAAAACTATCCTTCGATTTGAGTGTTATCCTTATCTGCATAATCGAGTTAAATATATCCCTTGGCGGTTTAAGAAAAGACCTAAACGATTGTTAGGTCAATCTATCTACGAACAGCTAGGTGATATAAACGAAGAGATAGACACACAGCATAATCAACGTATTGATAGCCGTACAATTTCAACAGTGCCTTCCTTCTTAAAGGTTGATAATTTTGAGTTCAATCCTACTCGAAAAGACCAAAGATTTTTCCCAGGATGTACTTTTAAAGTCTCAAATATGAATCAGATAAAGCAATTTGAGATAAAACAGACCGATTTAGGTCAAAGTTTACAAGAAGAGCAGAATTTGATGTATCTTGCAGAACTTCGTACTGGTGCTTCGTCACTTCGATCAGGTAGAGAGGCTTCTCGTGATCCTCGTGCATCAGGAAAGAAGATCCAATTACAACTTGCTCAAAGTGATATCAGAGTTGACGATCATATGCGAGAACTTCGCATTGGAACTGCTGAAGTTGGGATCCAGATCTTAGAACTTTATTATCAGTATGCACCAGAGACTATTGTGTATTCAAGCAAGGACCCTAATACTGGTAAGTTTATTCAGAATCAGATAGCCAGACAGAAGTTACGCGCTCGAGACCTATATCTTGAGGTGGCTAGGACCTCCATCAATGATAATCCTGACCAATTATTTCAACGAGAGTTAACATTATATCAACTTTTGTCTAATGAACCATTGATTGGAACAAATATGATCAGGCGACGAGAGTTGATAGTACGGGTCCTAACAGCTATGCGGCAACGTAATATCTATAAGTTGATCCCAACGATGGAACAGATGCTCCAAGAGTTACAACAGCAAGAACAGATGTTAAGCCCTCTTGCACCTGAAACACATCAGATGTTAGGGAGAACATTGGCAGGTACTCAGGGCAAGCAACAAAAGAGCGAGGGTGGTATAGCACGCAAACGACCATTTGACACAAGTAATTCAACTAAACAAGTACAATCATAGGAGATTAACATGCAAACTGAGCTAACATTACACGCAAAGAAACAAGAACAGCTGGCCGTAAAGAGAGCTTATCAAGAAGAGATCATTAAAGCATCGGCCAGATATGAGCGTCTTTTAGCAAATAAAGACTTCCAGGATGTTCTTACTGATCTTAAGAATCTTGTTAAGTTACACCAGGATGAGATCTTAGGATTTTTAAGGGTGTATTCGTTGACAAGTTCATTTTTCAAAAAGATGCGTTTAGTAGAAGTCATGTCACAGCATCAGATTCGAAAGGAACAAATTGAAGAGGCTATCAATTATCCCTCTTTAATAGTTCAAAATGCTGAAATTGCCAGAGAAGATCTAGCAAAATTGAAGGAACAAGAAAAGGAGAACTCAAATGTCTGATCCAGTTAAAGAGCTTGAAAACGATGAAAAAGTAGAAGAGAAGGTTGAGCAGGAGAAAGAAAAAGTTGAAGAAAAACAAACTTCTAACGCAGATGTAGTTTCTGCTATTAAAGAGGTTAAAGAAGCATTAACTAAATCTGATCGACCAGCACCTAGTCGACAGCAAATTAGAGACATGTTAAAGGATAAGACTGGATTTACAGACGCTCAACTTGATGTAGTTGAACAAATGCAAGCTGCGTCTACTACTATTAGCTCTAAAAAAGTAGCTGAACTTCAGGAAAAAGTGGCTTGGGCTGAGTTCAAAGATGAGGTGGGTGGAAGATTGGATTCTGGTCTAGAAAAGATTATGAAGGAAGAATTAAGCCAGTATGAACCTGAACTCCGTGGTGATAAGGTGCTCATTAAAAAGGTATTTTATCTTGCTAAGGGGATCATGGCAGAAAAGATTGAGAAGGCTAAAAAAGCTGATCCAAATAACAAAACTGATGTCAATAATGCTGATAACATTGTAGGGAGGAAAATTGTGGATAATACACCTGGGTCGGCTTCAGGACTAGATGGGGGGGCTAAACCTGCTGGTAAGACCAATGACCTATCTGATGATGAGAAGATTGTTGCTAAGAAGATGGGTGTAACTGAAGATGACTATGCTAAATCTAAGACTACTAAAATTATTAGTCAGTTAAAAGGGTCTAAATGATCAATGTTCATCCAACAGAAACCGCTGGTGATGGGAAGTGGCTACGTAAGTTTGCCACTGATAAACCTGGTGCATTAAAAGATAAACGTATTAGGTGTGCACAATGCGGATTTCCATTTAGAACTGATGTTGATGTTTCTGGTGATTCACAGGATAGTCCTGGTCTAGCGCAGGCTAATGAGGTCGTAACCATCGATAATGATCAAGATAAGGTCCCAATACATTTAAAGGGGTTAACTGCTTTTACAGCTGTGTCACGAACTATTACAGGAGTAACAGTTAGTTCTGGGTGCAGGTTTTGTGGCACTTATAACCCAAAAGGAAAAGAAAGCCGAGAATTTGATACATTTCATAAAGACATGTCAGGTCGTTAGTTAACTTGCAGACCTACCATTTTTGCCAACCTTGTTGTTTACCATAAAAAAAATTAAGGAGAAATTCAATGAAATTTCACTACGACTTATCTGGTTGTCAACAGATTATCAAAGACATCCCTATCTATGGGGCTGGTTCTGGTCTACTTGAAGGTGCTACTATCATGAAAGGTGCTACTGCTGGTACTGATCAAGGTTTCGGTGTCATTGCGACTGCTGCGTCTCTTGCTAGTGTTCTAGGTGTGCTTGCAGAAGTACATGCTGATCCTGGTGCTGCAGGTGATGATTCTAAGCAAGATGGCACGGTTATTACTTACCGTAAGGTACTTATAAACCCGTTTGCTGTCTTTTTGGCTGAAAATTATCCTGGTAGTCTTGCTATTGATGCTGCTAGTGCCACTACGAATGTGGTTATCACGAACCTTGAGGATAACATTGATGGTGGTTGGATCCTTGGGTCTGATGGTATGTTGCAGTATTTGACAGCGTCTGCCGCTGGATCTGCTACTACAAAGTCTGCTCATGGTTGGGATGCCGCTGACACTGCTACTAAAATCTTGCCATTGTTTCATGCCTTATTGACGCTTAAAACAACTGCTGAGAAGCTTCAAAATGCAGCCGCTGTTGGTACTGGTAAAGCTCGTGTCATTGAGAATTACATTCAAGCAGCTGGTGTGCCTCGGCAGAAGCTTGATCCAACTAAACATTCTGGTATAACCTACACTGATTGCAAGATCTTTACGGACATTTTGTTCACTGATCATGCTTTTGGTATTAACGGTTAATAAGGAGGATAAGTAAAATGACGATGATACAAGAAAACTGGCCGAATCTGCTTGAACCTGGACTTCGTAAAGTTTTTGCAGATGTTTTTAATCGGCAAGAGTCGATGTTACCCATATTGTTTAGCATGCAAGAATCTAGCAAAGCCGTGGAACATGATCTTGAGATGGGTGATATCTCGGATTTTGAGCCTTTTGAAGGTTCAATCCCATATGATGACACCGGTGAAGGTTACAAGACTGATTATACGCATCTTGAATATGCTCGTGGTATTAAGATTGAAAGACGTCTCGTCTTGAATGATCAGTATTCTGTAATTAACCGGAGACCTCAAGCTCTTGGTTTGGCTGCGTATCGGCGACGTGAGGCCGATGGCGCTAGCGTGTTTAATAACTCGTTTAATACAGCCATTGTTGGTGGTGATTCATTGTGCCTTTGTAATTCTGCGCACACCTCAAAAGTTGGTGGCGCTAATCAGTCTAACGTTGGTACAGATGCATTTTCACCTACTGCTGTTGAAACAGTTAGACAGGCTATGACAGCATTCAAGTCAAATCGTGATAACATCATCACTGTTAAACCTGACATGCTCATTGTTCCTCTTCAACTTGAAGAGAAAGCATTTGAGCTTATTAACTCTAAGGGTAAGGTAGATACTGCCCAGAATAATGCTAACTTCCATCAAGGGAAGTATAAGCTTGTTGTGTGGCCTAACTATCTGACCTCGTCAACTGATTGGTGGATGGTTGACTCTGAGTTGATGAAGATGTTTCTGTTATGGTTTGACCGTGAACCGGTACAGTTCTTCAAAGATCGAGACTTTGATACTCTGCAAGCTAAATATGCTGGTTATGCATATTATTCTTTCGGATGGTCTGATTGGAGATGGATCTACGGTTCTAACTCGTAATATCATTGGAGGATATTATGGCTGCTATTGATGTAACAAAATTGGAAAAGCTTTCTGTTTCTCAACGGGATGCTCTGAAACAACAGGTTGAAACTCAGGAGGAACAGTTAAAAAATCCTGAGAATCTTGAAGCTGCTGGCCAAAATGCCATCAGTGAGATGCAAACAGATATTGCTAAGAAGCGTGATCTTCTTGAAAGAGATGATCAGCTACGGGCTGTATCTGGTGAAAAAGATCGTATGGCTGCCCGGAAAAAAGAGATCGAAAGGATTATAGTCCCAGAGATGCCGACGCATAATGAGATGTGGGCCAAGGCTGGTACTGAAGAGTCCGATAGAGCTGTTCAAAAAAATCTAAGGTTTACACGTAAATACGCAACCTTAGTTCGTGAGTGGCAGATTCTTGCTAAACGACTTGAACCGGATGATCCTTGGGCGCAAAGTATTGAGACAATACGACCCAAACTGTAGGAGGTTAAGATGAAGAAATTCATTAGAAAATGGAACATTCTTGTTTTTGCATTGATGGCTCCCATGTTGTTGTTTGCTACATATACATATCTAGATTATCAAGTCAGTGGATCAAGTATTTTTAGGATCTTGTCAGATGGTAGTGTTGAGATAGCAGGTACTTTAACTGCTCCCGATATTACTGTTAGTGATGATCTCACTGTTACTGATGATCTAAATATCCTTGGTTCAACTGGTGATAATATATACTGGGGTAGTTCAAGTGCTTCTATTAGTACTGCTACTACATCTGGTACTAGTCGTGGGACCATTGTATATGTGTATTTGAAAGGTACACAGGCTGCTATTGAAGGTTCTCTTCTTGTATCTACAACTCCAGCTAGCACCAATAATGGTGTTACTGTTGCAGTATGCAATATNNCNNCANATAAAACAGGCTGGTTAGGTATTGCTTCTGCGGCTGCTTCAACTGGTTCTATAGTGGGTATGTATACTGATGGGTTTGTTTTAGCATTAGCTACTGGAGCTATAACTGCAGGTGGAACGTTGGTTAATAGTACCGTTTCACGGGGTTATTTGATGACTGACATCACTCCTACGACTGGAGCCGATGTTGGCGTAGCTATGTCAGCAAGGGCAACTACGGCTGGTGGANTGATACTNATTAAATTNCGNTAANAGGAGGTTCNTATGANCCTTCTAATTCCAAAAAGAGGGGGGTGCCTATGAAAAGTAGGTTGAAACATTATTTTGTTATCCTAGTTTTTTTACTGGCATCCCCTTCTTACGGGATGACGGTTGCTGAGATCTTAAGCAGAGTTCGTGTTAATCTTAAAGATCAATCTGTTGCTACAGATAGACAGCAATTTAATGACACCTCATTAATTCAGTATCTCAATGATGGTCAACGTGAAGCTAATGTCTTAGCGTGGTTATTACAAGATATCTATACCATTACTCTGGTGTCTGGTACCAGAGAATATAACCTTCCTGCTGACTTCTTGTCTACTAGTCGTGTGTTGCATAATAATCTTAAGCTAGAACAAACTAGTTTAGATCAGCTTGATGCTGATTCTAAGGGATGGTTAGCAGCTACTGGAGCAACACCTCAAAAGTATTATCTCTATCGTTCAACTTACACGTTGATGGGTTTTCATCCAAAACCTACTAGCCCAACTGTTACCTCTGTGGTTGTTTATTATATAAAACAACCCGTTGAGATTACTGCAACTACTGAGACCCCTTGGAATGGTTGGAATACTTTAACTCCTTATCATAGCGCTCTTGTCTATTATGTGACATATCGAGCTTTTCGTGCTCTCGAAGAAAATGATCTAGCCAACATGTATTATCAAGAATGGGCTACCTCAATTGAGATGATGCGTAAAGGTATCTATTCAATGCCTGATTTTAACCCTGGGTTTACTGGTAAACGTGAATGAAAAAGCTGCTATATGCTATTGTCTTAGCAGGCTCTCTTGCTTATGCTGAAGGTGAGAAGCCTTTTATATTCACTAATTTTACTGGTGGGTTGAACTCTAATTATTCATCATTAACCATCGCTGATGATGAGGTGCAAGATGTATTAAATATGTGGTT